AGACTTTGATAACACCATCAGCAGATTCGCATTGAATAGCACCAAGCATACCTGCATACTTACCAGTACCTTCTTCGATACCAACAATCTTCAGGTCACATTCCAACTCACCTTTGAATTTAATCTGTGTTTTGGAACGCTTGTCTTCCCAGATACCACGCTTGTCTTTCAGAATAATACCTTCTTGTCCCATAGACAAGTATCTTTCAAACAAGGTATTAGCCTCATCCATAGTAGCGACTTCGTGGTTCTGAACCAGATGAACTTTACTTGGTTTATTCTTCTCAACAAGCAATTTCAGTGAATTGAATCGCATACCATAAGGAGTTGCACAGTCACCAGTAATAAACAAGATGTAAGGGATAACATCCCACACAGTGGCATGAACCATCTTCGCTTCAGCTTCGCTGATAGTACCTTTGTTGGCTTTGTTCAAAATACCGTTGCCAGTTTGACGATCCAGAATAACATTACCGTCCATCACCAGCAATTCACCATCAAACACACAGTCTACATCACCAGCCATCTTGATGAAGTCATCATCGAGATTTCCTAGCAATTGGATTTCCTTGCCGTTGCGTGAACGATACTCCACCTTGCCATCCCGAACGATTGCGTTGAATCGCATCCCGTCCATTTTGAGTTGCACCAGTGCTGGGAATTCCACCTTGTCTACGAGTTTCTGCTCGAACGGACTGCACAACATTACTGGATATTCGCTCACCAAGCCAGTCCACACTGCGTTTGCGGTTGAGATTGACACCCCACATTTTAGATCCTTTTGAATAATACGCTCAAGAACTTTTGCGTCTTCGGCAGAAAGAGACGACAACAGCATACGCAGATATTCGATAGCTGCATTGCCAGTAACTGCACGAGTGGACAAGTCATATAGACCACCAAGTGCATTGTCTAGTGTAGTGATTTTATCAGATTGAGTATATGCTGGAATTTTACGGATATAAAAATTAGTAAAAGGATCCAGTGCAAGGCGGACAACTTGAATCAACAGTTGGTTGCCACGATTCTCTTCCAGCTTTTGGATTTTATAGTTGCGGGAGTTATTTGACGCTAGGTCATCGAAGAAAGCATTAAGGTTCATTTCACTTCTTTCATTTTAAGATTCTTCTGGAGCACTTTGAATGTGCGATAACGTTTGTCGAAGCCAATGGGCTTGCTAAACATTTTGAATTCTTTCGTACCAGCTTTAAAGTAGCCATACATCTTATACATATCGTCAGAAAGAAGGTACGTGTGGTTTGAGTAGTTACCATCCCAAACAGTAGTTTCTCGCACTAGAATCATATTATACCCCAACCACAGTTACAAGACAAATTAAACAGTAGCACGTTTCTGTTCGAACAAACAGAATTTTGCAATATTGAGTTGCTTACGAATAACATCTTTGTCGTAACCCATTTCCAACATTTCTTGGCAGTCAGAAAGAATAGAAGCAACCACCATATCAACGCCAGAAAACTTAGCAGTAATAGAATTCAGATACTCTTCACGGATATCAGCTTCAGTAATACCGTAGCAATTCTTTTCAAAGTCAGTCATCACATCACCTTTCTCAATCATCATACATATATTATACTCCAAGTTGCAATTAAAGACAACAACTTTATGGAGATAACCCTACTGGCTGTAGGGGATTATAATCCCTGTAGATACAAGGGTCTAGAATGACGAAAACCCTCTACTCGAGAGGGTTTCAAGGGAGGTTTTCGGGCTTCTAGCCCTGTGGTTATGCGGTCTGGATAGCCCCAGCAGAAACAATTTCGATACCAGAACCAAAGATTCTATTATATTCGTTTACCATTTTAGTCGTCGGTAGTGCCTCTGACATAATAGCTTGTTTCCATAAGCTAACATTACCTTCACAGTATGGCATATATGGCATTAAAGCAATACCAACTCCAGTTTGGGTTTGTTGCATAATAATAACAGCTGGGCTTTTAATCTCAATCTGTTGATCATAATGATTAAAGACTTCGCCAATAATCTCTTCACCACTAATTAGTTTCCATACTTTAATTTTATCCATCATTATTCCTCGTTTGCTAGTCTTTCAATAAAATCCGCTGCATCATTTTGATTCTGAAAATACTCTACATATATTTTATGTAAATCAATTTCATGTTGTGCAACAACTAATACTGTTTTGGTTTTCCAAACAGATATTTTGAATATCCACTCACCCCTACGAACAGGGACGAATGATATCATGTGTTTTGTTACTTTTGCTCGCATAAATGTATTTAGGGAGAGCGAACTCTCCCTAACACTTATGACTTTGGCGACTTCGGTGTCTTACCGTTTACCCAATCCCAATCATCATCTGTCATTGGAATCCAGTTACAGTACATCTCGAGTGTCCTCCTCAGTTAGATACTGCTTAGTACCTTTTGATTTCACAGGGACTTTCTTTGGCTTCTTTTCTTCTGGCACTAGACGCTCAAGAGCAATCTTAAGCATACCGTTGAAGAGTTCAGCGTCCTTAACTTCCACTTGGTCGTTAAGTGCGAAAGTGCGAGTGAAAGCACGTGCTGCAATACCCTTGAATAAGAAGTTGTCTTCATCTTCTACAGATGCGACATTACCCTTAACGACTAGCTTACCACCGTCAATCTCAATGTCAATCTCGTTCTGACCAAAGCCAGCGACTGCCATCTCGATAACGTAGTGAGTGTCATCTACTTTACGGATATTGTATGGAGGATAGTTGGGAATATTCTTAGTGATGTCATCATGCAGTTTCTGCATCTTCGAGAATTGCTCATCGAATCCGACAAAGAACTTATCAAAGTCTTTTGTCAAGTCACCAAAAATTGTTGGAATGAATTTTGCGTTCATGTGTTTCTCCTATTAAGCGAGTTAAGTTAAAAAGCGACTACCCATTTGGCGTAGTCAATCCTGCTTACTGTGGTACAGGGACACCTTATCGTAGTGCCAGCCTTAGACGCTCCTAAGGTAGTAGAGTCTTTACGTTCCCATCCCGAGGGATAATACTATTTAGGCAACTGGTTGTCCAGGTTGTGCTGGAGCAGCTGGATTAGCAGCAGATTCTGCTGCAGCCTTTTGTGCAGCTTCTGCTTGCTTCACAAGTTCAGCAACCTGTGGTTCACCCTGAGCCTTAATCTTTCCAATCAAAGCAACAACTTCTTCGAAGGGGTGCTTTGCTAATGAGCGAAGAATTACGTTAACTTCATCTACAGTCAATTCAATTTTAATCATTTTGTCTTTTTCCCAATATTATATTTCGGTACAAGTTCCCACTGGTCTTTTTCTTTATATGAGACCACCTTAATCTGAGACAAGGACGCTTTCGGTTCAGATTGTGTAGGGTGTAGAATCTTTAATAGATCCCAATCCTGAAGCAACCCTGCGATCGCATTTCTTCTCTCAATATCGCCACTCGTGATGTTAGATTCTTTACCATCAAGAGCGAACAATTCTTTGAAGTGTACAATGAAGTATCTACCTTGCTTGTGTAATATATGGCAAGATTGATACAGCTTGTTTTCTTTTCTGGAAGCAATTCCGATGCGAGTAAGAGTCTCTCGGACTTTTAGAAAGTTGTCTGGTTCTGGCAGACTCACTTCAAGCATCGACTCTGGTGTCCAGTCGTAGTAAACCATCTCTACAGTCATTATTTTCCACCTTTGTATAATTTTTCTTTTATCATAGCCAAATGGTCTTCGGTGAGTATTGAAAGAGCACCTTTCGTTTTCTCATCAGAATAACCATAATATTCTTTAACCAGTCTAAAAGATTCAGTCTCGGCATCTTTTTTGTGCCATTTACTAAATCTCTTTTTCTTTGGTATACTATTTAGGAAAAAGGAAAACTGCCACTCATTAGGGATACCTGCATTCAGGTTCATCTCATTAGCATAGAGTACAGTATCTGGAAAATAACTCAGACCCCTATTCACAATAAAGGGTGCATAGTCTTTATTGGCTAGTTCGTCTTCAGCAAATAGGTTCTTTTTGGTTATGTTAATTGCGTTAATAAAATCAAATGGCGACATCGTTCAACACCCAATCTTCGGCAAAAATCTCTGCGTCTTCTTCGTTATTGAATGATTGGAAACCATTGTAATCGTCGTTGGCGTCGTATACGATAACACCATAGTCACCACCAGTTGTTTTATAAACCTTAGCGTTGCGTAAACCGTTTTGGTATTCGCTTAAAATAGGCATCAAACTTGTCATGATAATAAACCTGCCTTCTCTAGTTCTTCTTGAGAAGCAGCAAACTTCTTTCCAGGAAATCTAGAACTTAGGGCTGCTTCTAGTTCTTGTTTATTCTTACCCTGAGCCATAAACGTTTTGTCTTCTTTATTATATACAAAGAATGTACCGTTATGTTGCTCGATAGTAATTGTAATTAGGCTACTCTTAACATCTTCGATGATGTTCTTTTCAATCTTCTTGATGTGTTGCTCGATAACTTTCTTGGCGTATCGTTCTCTGGCTTGCCAACCAGATACACCACCCCAAAGAAAGAAAATAAAACAAACAACTGCTACAATAAGAAATTCCATAATAGCCTCACTTGAATTTGCAATTACCCATTAGTTCGGTAAGTGCAGCCATAATATTTAGCTCATGGTCGGCAACAAATGCTGCCTTGTACTGATAGTCGGCTAGGATAAGAACCATCTGAGGAATACTAGATGACTCAATATTCTGGCTAGCAGTATCATACAATTCACGGAATAGTGTAGCAGTATCAGCGTCAGACTGTTTAGCAACCCACTTACGCACTTCGTTGAAGTTCTTTTCTTTCATGAGTTTAATCAGACTCTTGAAAGATTCTTCTGACATATTGACTAGAATACCAGAGTCGATTTTACCTGTAACAGCATAACGCTGAAGTTCGTTAAGGATACGACGATAATCAGGGAAGTGTTTGGTTACAAGTTCAGCTACAACCTTTGGGTCAAACTCAATCTGTTCTTGCTTTAGAATCTGAGTTGCACGTTTGAAGAATTGGGCAGCAATAGCTTGCTTGTCGGCAGAGTCGATCTTAAACTCAACTACAGCACAACGAGAGTGTAGAGGTTCAATGATACGATTCTTAAAGTTACATGTGAAGATGAATCGGCAGTTAGCAGAAAATTCTTCAATGAATGAACGTAAGGCAGGTTGAACCGATTGCGGGTTCATGTAATCTGCTTCGTCAATGATAACGACTTTCTTAGAGTCAGTTAGAGATACAGTTGAAGCAAATCCACGAATGGTGGTACGCAGAACATCAATAGAACGACCTTCGTCAGATCCGTTGATCATGATATATTCTGCACCGATCTCATTACATAGTGCTTTTGCTACTGTGGTTTTACCTACACCAGCTGTGCCAGTAAATAGGAATGTAGGAAGTTCACCTTGGGCGATATATTCCTTGAATACTTTCTTAAGTGATTCTGGTAGCACACAGTCATCAATTTTTTGAGGACGGTAGGACTCCACCCATAAAAACTGGTTCTCAACTTTACTAATCATAATAAAAACTCCATAATAAAAAGGTAAAGGGGGATCAAGTCCCCCTGTGATCAGAACTCGAAGCTAGAGTCAGCTTCAACAGCAACGTAGTAAACCAAGTCGCCAGATGCAGCTTTGAATCTAGAAATCTTTTTGCTAGAAATAGAAACTACATAATCACCTGGAAGCATCTTAAGGTTTTCTACCTTCAGGTTTACCTTGAATACTTTATCAGTGGCACCAACTGGTTCACTGAAAGAGTTACCAGAAGCATTCTTCTTGTCACCAACAACAGCAGTAACAGTTGTACCGTCACCAACGATTGATACGTCAGCTGCACGTAAGACAGATGCAGTCTTATGTAGCATGTTTAGGTTTGCTGCAGAAAGATTGAAATTGATTTCTGCATCAGGGAACGTGATTGCTTTCTGAGGTGCAACTAGGACAGATGCGTCTGCTGCAAAGAATTTAATCTTCATAGTACCTTGGCTGATTGACACATACTTGTCTTGGAAGTCTAGGTCTGGATCTTCGAACAAAGACATTGCACCTAGGAACTCGTTCAAATCATAAATTGCAAAGTCAGGGAATGTCTCGCTAACAGTTGCGTCTGCCATGACGTTTTTCTGTGACGAGATAGTGGCTAGTTTGCTACCACTCTTAAGAAGCAAGTTCTGGTTAATTCCAGCAAAGTTCTTAAAAAGGGCTACTGTTTCTTTACTAAGTTTCATTATTTCTCCTATCAAATGAATACATTACTATGTATAATACATTATACCTTAGAACGTGGTCTAAGGCAAATTATTTTTACCAATCTGAGCTTGGACCAGAATCAGAACTGGAACTGTAAGAGTCGCTAGAACTCCAAGAGCTAGAACTAAAAGTGCTGCTGGCTGACTTACGACTATCGTCGTCATCAAACCCAAAAGAAGATTCGTTGACTCTAACACCAACTGATCCAGTATCTTCGTCTTTGGTGACGGTTCCAGCAATTGCAGATTTACCAGAATCCATGAGAGTGTTAATGACCATTGCAGTCATTACTCCGTCCATAAACCCATCATTTGTATTGGCAGGTTCACTGACTGTGTATGTGTGTTTCTTTGCTGGGGTTGTTGTACGAGTTGGAACAGCCTTAGTATTGGATACAGCAGACTTCATTAGTCCTTCTCTCCACTTTCGAGTAGCTTCCAGCTGTCGCTTTCGTTCTAACTCTTCCATTTCTGCTTTAAACTTCTGACGCTTTTTATACAAACGCCACTGTGCACGGATGGCTAGGATGGCTAAAGCCACCCCAGCAACTACCACAATAATTGCTAGAGTGTCTTCCATATCACTTACCGTTAATCATAAGACCAGTCATGTTAGACGGAACAACAATCGTCTGAACCTTACCGTTCTTAATACCTTCAGAGATGTTCAGAGCAGCTTGGGCATTCATATAAGCGATAGACTGTGAACCTTGATTAGAAAGTGCTTGCATACGTTCAGCTTCCATCTTAGCAGTCTTCACTTCAACTTCTTTCTGCTTCAATTCATTCTTAGCACGAACAAGGTCGTTGGCAGATTGAACAACAGAATCAGCAGGAATGACTTGACGAACAAGAACCTGAGTCACTTGAATAGTGTTTTCAAGTTTCTCGTCTGCAAGAGTTTTAGTAATCAAGTCTTTGACTTCTTGCTCAATCGCTGCACGGTTATCACCCATTTCAAGTGCTTCGTACTTACGTGCAGACTTGTAAACAGCGTTACGGGTTGCATTGAAGATGTAGTTGTACATCAAGTAAGTATCGCCATTGTGCTGAGCGTGGAACGACTTGTTCTTGGTGTTATAGATTTCTGCAATCTGACTTGGGTTGATGTTATAGATTACGGTAACATCAAAGTCTTTCATTGTAGAATTATCCTTGGCTTGTGGGCTAAGGTCATCTACTTTTACGGCAACTTCTTTAACTGGGAATGTAAGAACATCACCAATCAATACTTGATTGAAAGAGCCAGGAAGCAATTCCTCATTCTTAACCTGCTTATCAAACCCAACACGCAGACCGACTTCACCAGTCTCAATACGAGTACAACCAGTCATCAAAACAGCACCAGCCAAAACTGCCAGAGTAATAAAACGTTTCATAATGTATTTCCTTTAAAATAAAACAACGAGACCAACCATAATAACAAGAGCAATTGAACCACACAACAGCGAGAATCCAATCGTCTTAGACAATGACCACAATTCCTTACCAGTCATATGGCGTAGTGTGGTAATACCAACACCAACTGCCAACGAGATAAACAAAAAGAACATCAACACACGAATCATTTCTTACTCGCTTTAAACTGTTCGATAATCTTTTCGTGTTGAGTGGAATCGCAGTACAGATACCACTCACGGACTACATCCTTTGTAGATGTTTCACCTTCAGTGAATACAACTGGCTCAGGTAGCAGATATCCAATAATAGTACAAGGAACATTATCCTTGAAGTTTCGTTCAACGCTGAACACTTTAACTGCATCAAAGTCGAATTCAAAATTCTCAGAACGAACAGTATCAGTCAGCTTCTTTTTAAATTCAGCAGTAGCTTCACGTTCTGCTTTGAGTGCGTCAGCATATCGTTCGATCTCTCGCTCAAGTTCAGAGATTCGTCGAGCTTTCTCAGCGATATCTACAGGGTTAATCTTACTAAACCAACTCATCATTTATTCTCCAAAGAGTATTTCACATCATGCTCATAAAGAAACATCAAGCAACACATCGCATGAGCCAAGTGGTGGATGCCTGATTCGGGATCAACAATCTCTCCCTCTTTGTATGCCCACAGATGTCTCTGCATGGCATCAAAATATCTACGCTTTGAGTCTGGTACAAATTTCCAATTATCTGGTTCGTATTTCTCTGCACCAAATGTCAACACCTTGACCATTTCTTTTAGTGCGAGTGGCGGGATTAAACCATATTGCAGTTTACCACCATCAAACTTTCTACCACCAGTCGTAGCATTTTGGCTGGCTTTCACTTCATCTTTTCTTGCCATTCTTTCTCCTCAACAAAACTGCAGATGGGTACTCTAGGAATACCCATCAACTGATTAGCTACGAGAGAATAGCTGTGAACCAGCAACAGAATTAGCGATGGCAACCATACGACGAGATGGCTTACCAACACGATACTTGGTAGTCTCAGTACCGTCTGCCAAGACTGCCTTGTTACTGTAAATGCAATGACCTTGGTTGCGCAACTCATGAATCGCACCATGTGGGTTTTTCAAACCAAAAGAGCCAGAAATTTGGCGAGCAGTCACTTCAGCACCAGTATACAAGTAGTGTAGTAGCTTTGCTTGTTTTGACATATTATCTCCATAATAAAACCATCAATGAAAAGAATCGCCGAAGGGTGATGGCGTACCCTTCAGCGACGGATAAAACTTGGGATTAAATCTCGATGCCGTTTTCCTTGAGAATCTGGTTGAAGTCTTCAACATCGTCGTCCATAGAGATGGATTCGTCAACGATACGTTGCAGGCGAGATGCTTCCATCTTTTCTGCCTTTGCAGTGACAGCAACAGCTTTCTTCGGAGTTTTGACCTTAACAGTCTTAGCCTGTGCTAGCTTGGCAACTTTAGCCTTAGCCTTACCAACAGGGTTGATTTTGGCGTCGAGTTCTTTCTGGTAGTCAGAAAGTTCTTGAGCAGTCGGAACTGGCAATTGATACACGCCACGCTCAACTTTGTTTTTGTTGAAGAGCCAGTTAGGATAACCGATCTTCTCGTTCTTAGCACCAGTGCGGGTATCACGCAGGGTGTAATAGATTGATGCACATTCCTTCAGGGTAATCTGAGGGTCTTTTTTGTACTGAGGATTAGACTCGATGACTGCAACAACAAAGCGTTTTTGCGACAGGGTCAGGTTAGCGAATTTCAACATAATGTATTTCCTTTCAAGGTTTTCAACGATAACAGAGATTATTATACAGCAAGTTGCATTTAAAGGCAAGTTCTTTTTGTAAAGACCCTACAAGGTGTAGGGGATTAGAAAACCCTGTAAAAACAACAACTTACAGAGTAATCCTAAAGTATTACTTTTTAGAACGGAATTTCCTCGTCTTCTGGAGCCTGTACCGTTGGTGCAACAGGAACAGGTTCAGGTTGAGGGTTTGCAACCTTGTCGTACAGGTCGATGAATGCAGCCTTCGTTGCTGCATCGAAACGATTGCAACAAAGTTGGACAGCCTTAGTTTGCTCTTTAAAGATAGCAAACGCACGGACGATGTGAATCATACGACGAGTTGTAATCGTCTCGTCCACACCACCATCCTCGAAAGTGCGACGGATTGCATCTGCCCACTTCACGAGAGTCTCAGCAAACTCTTCATCGACACACTGATAAGTTTGCATAAGATTCTTAATAATCTTGACTTCTACCTTAGCAGCAGGGTATTCCTGCTCGAATGTAACAGCAAAACGCTCCAAGAATGCTTCGTTCAAGACGTTCGTACCAATGTAACGACCATCATCGCTACCCTTACCCTTTGTGTTGGCAGTGGCGATAATATTAAAACCCTCGGCAGGAACAATCATCTCGTTTTTCAGCTTAAAGTAATACGGTTTACCTTCGAGAATAGGCTGAAGACACAACAGAGTGTTAGCCGAGCCAGCGTCAATCTCGTCTAGCAATAGAGTGCAACCAGTGCGCATGGCAATTAGAACTGGACCTTCGACAACTTGTACGTTACCATCAACCAAAGTCTTAGAGCCGATGAGTTGTTCTTCATCAGTCATCATGTTCAGGTTAACACGGATGAGTGGCTTCTTGTGCTTGGCACAAATCTGCTCAACCATGGTAGACTTACCGTTACCAGTCGGACCAGAGATGTATGTAGGATAAAAGATACCAGACTTGATAATGTTCTCTACATCGGTGTGGTTACCGAATGCAACATAATTAGGATCCTTAACAGGAATTAGTGCTTTAGTGTCGCTGTAATCAACGACAAACGATTCTTGGGTCACAGGGGTTTCTTTCAATACAGTATTACCAGCGACCGCAGGTTTGCCACCAACAGCGTACAGACCACGACCGACTTTATCTTTCATCATCCAAAGAGGATACTTATCAGTCTTAAGTTTTGCCATAACATCCAGCAACTGAGGACGACTGACAGCACCACTGGCTAGAACATCTGGGTAAACTTCAAACAACTTCGCTTCAAACTTTTCACGAAATTCAATATCAACTTTTGCCATCACAATTCTCCATAATCAATAATAATATTATACTACAAGTTGTAATAAAAGACAAGCACTTTATGCAACTAGAGATACGAACCTATTCAACAAGATTCGGCTAGTCTTCTTTACATTCAAGAATTTACCAAAGTTCTTTGCAATTGATTTTGCATTTGCTTCAGAATCAATATGCAAGTCACCTTCCACGATCTTAGTAGATGATTGTGGAATAATAAACAATTCATCACGACCAGTGTTTTTAATTGATGCAAAGTCTTGCTCACGGAATTCTTTTCGCATAGACTCAATTAGAGAATATGGGTCACCTTTATAGTTTGGAATATTCGAGAAGATAACCTCACGCAAATCCGACTTGTGGTTACGGCAGATATGAAAACCAACCAAAGAAACTCCATAGCGATCTTTAATCATCTGTAACACAACGTCTGTTTGTGTAGTAGAATCACGACCAAACTCATATGTCTTTTGAGTAACAGCGTCCTTAATAAAGTGTTTAGTTTTAATACGTACGTACTTGTTATCAATAACTTCTGAACGGGTATCATCAAGACGACGACCACCAAATGCAGTTAGTGCACCACCAGAACCATCAGTTAGAGTGATGAATGTCATCTTCTCGATACCGTTGTTCTTGATGTAAGAACCAATGTTATTGTATACCCAAACAATAGCTTCTGTCAGTGGAGTGCCACCAGTATTATAACCAGTGTTCCAAAGGAAACGATAATCTAGCACACGACGAGACATAGAATTGAATTCACTTGTAGTCATCTTGTTACTAAACAACTCAATCAAGTGGAATCCGTGAGCAGTGTCCAAGTATGGCTCTGGGCGTGAAACTTTTGATTGACGGTGAGCATGAATCTTACGCATGTAATCTTGGTACTGGTCTGGGCTAATTCTCTTGTGCAGACCGTCTTCATAGCAAGAAGTAAACGCCAGAACACGATATGGAATCTGTGCACGGTTGCAGAACATAGCAAGGTTAATAACTTGCTTGAGAGTATCCTGAAGAACATTGTTCATAGAACCAGACCAATCAACAAGCATAATCATACCATGATTCTTACCTTGAGGTAAAGTAGTAACACGCTTGAACAAATCATCTTTGATCTTGTATGCATATACTTTACGCATATCAAGAGAACCGATCTTAGAAACCTGTGCACGTTTGTACATCTGAGCGGACTTCTTCATCTCGAATTCTTTGACGAGATAATTAACAGTGCGCATAGATTCTGTCTTAAAAACTTCAAAGTCTTTTCGAGCAGCATCACGAAACTCTTTTAACTCAACATCATTCATATAACGTGTCAAGTAGTCGTAGTTGTCTTCAACGTCCCACTGATCTGGAGTCTTTGTCTCTGATAGTACTCGCTTGTAACCAATTAGTGGTTCATAAATGAAGTCATTATCAAATTTCCAGTATGTGTATTCTGTAGACTCATCAGCAAGGTCATCCAATTTTGTCTTGAATGAACGATCTGTTTTAGACTCCAAGTCTTCATCACTTGCGGGGTCATCGTTTTGTTTTGTGGCTTTTTGTTTTGTAGAAGTTTCTTGTTCTTGTTGTTCTTCTTCAACTTCTTCAGTGTCGTCCATATCTGGATCAAAATCAGAGAAAATAGGATCCATATCCTCTTCCTCAGATTCATCAGAATCTAGACCTTGTTGTTGCATATTTTGCTTACGCTCTTCAGCCTTTTCCTTGCTGTATGCGTAGATGTCTTTTGCCAGTTCAATAACTTCTTGGATAGTCTCACAACGCTCGGCACGGTTGACGAATTGTTTTTCATCGGGTGTAAACTTAACACCACAGTTGAAACCAACTTTGAAGTACAAGTTGATTTTGTCAATCAACAGCAGGTCGTCGAAGTTTTGAATAGACTTCACGCCAAAGAAGTCACGGTCATTAAGTTGCTTGTACCCTTCGTTCATGCGTTTGCGCAGACCAGGATACTTGCGTTTGATAAGTTTCTCGATACGAACATCTTCGATGATGTTCATGTAACCCATCAGTTTATTGTTCTCCATGATTGGAGCAGTATACTCATCAGTTGTATACAATGCGTGACCAACTTCATGACCGATGAGCATGTCTTCAACTTGAGGTGTCATCTCTTTCCACATTGGAAGAGTTAGCACACGAGACTTAATATCGAATGAAGCAGTGCGGGTTCTTGCTCGCACAACAGAAAGGTTTTCTGTAGCAAGCAATTTTGCAGAAAGGTCTGACGCTGTATTTTGCATATATTATACTCTCCAATTATAACATTATTATACCCTAATAATGAATAAAAGGCAACCCCCTATACAGAGAGTTGCCTTGGAGTTTAGCCAGCTGGCGTCCAAGCAGGACGAATGTTATTACCATTTTCCTGAACAGGTGCAGTAAATGCATCCTCTGGAGCTTCTTCAGCGTTCAGTTCACCGATAACTTCGTACTTGCAAGCACGACCTTTAGTATCGTTGTAGTCAGTAGGAATAGACACAACGTCACATGGGTTAATCTTAACAATCATGATACGCTCACCACCAAAGTGGTTCAGGTAACCAAGAGAGCAGAAGTGCAAACCAGCGGAACAAGTGCGATCCTTGTTGTCGTCAACTTCGTTACGCTCCATCTGGACAATCTTACCAACAGAGTTATCCATGGTGCCAGTGTGGCAGTCCATGTAGTTGTCACGCACTTTCTTGTAAGCCAAGAAGTGACCATCTGGAGTGATAGGAAGTTGGCTCTTTTCCAAGAAGCCATACAGTTCATCGACTGCACGCTTGCTTGGGTTTTGGTACAGATTCTCCATGAAGTTTACCATCGGTTCGATAGGGAAACCATCTTGCAACATCTGAATCATACGAACAGACATAGCATTGTGGAGTTCTTTACCTTTCCAGAAAAGAGTCTCGCCTTGTACAGAAACATTACCCTTACCATAGTTGAGAACAACTTTCTTGGGTTCGATAATGTCCTTGACAGTATCCCAGTCTTGTGCCTTAATAGCATCAAGAACTTTGGTATAAGTCAAGTGAGTTTTAGAAATAGTGTGGCTCTTGTTACCAATTACCACAACGATGTTATTACCTTGGATCAGAAAAGGGTAAGCCATGATTAAATACCTTTCACATTGTCAATCAAATTTACATACTCTGCAATAGCATTTGCTGCTGCACCATTACCAATATTATCTAGCAGAGGGTAACGCTCTTTAACACTGGCGAATTCATCAGTGATTGCTTGTACTGCAGTAGAAACATCGAAGTTGATATTCTTACCATATGCAGAGTAGACTTTACGTAGTGCAGTTTCGCTGAAAGAAACACGCTTGTAACCATCGTACTTCTTAACAAAATTCTTGAAGGGACTACCATCCTTAACAAGATTATGATTGAATTTAAAAGTGTCACCGTAGCGATTACCCATAAAATCAAACATACCGATAGTGTTACAAACCATGTTCATAACAACATTGTGGTCAGGAACAGTCAGAGTCTTTTGAATAAAAGACTCGACATTGACCCAGTTAGACTGAGACTTAACAGTTTCCAAGTCAGTCTTACGCACACCATAAATCACAACATTCTGGAATGCACCCAAACCCGATTCTTTCAGAATCTCACGCAATTCCTTAGCATCAGTGATACCACTATCACTGATAATAGTATAACCAGACAGCGGAACATAGTAGTGAGTCTTGTTAGAATCAAAGTCAGACAGTTTACCAGCATCAACCCAGACGTACTGCTCGCTACGATATCCACGAGTGCGACGCTCCATTCCAAGAATAGAAACGTTACGACCAACGCTAGAATCCTTGCGAGGTTTCTGCTTGAGGTCACTTGCGCACAAGATGCGATCTTCTGGAGGGCTGCAGATGTCCAAGAAGAATTGCTCGGTGTTCATGTCCTTGAGAGGGTCTGCTTTATCCAACACATAAACAGTGCGATGATAAGTCTTCATCTCAGTTTCACGATAGTGATACTTAGCACGTTCACATGCACCAACTTTAGTATCGTTGATAATAAAGTCAGAGTCTGGACGAACAGCAAACTCCCAGCTGTACACATGACTATAAGAGCCATTGGCATCACGCACGTGTTCAGTGCTATGCTTAACATTACTGCAAGTTGTGCTACCACGATTGCGATCAAATGCACGCACAGCGATATTATACTTATCACGCATGTCGTCAAGTGTAACCTTGAATGTCTTCAAGAAGTTATAACGACCACCACCAACAGCTGCAGTTTCCAGTTTAGAGTCAACAACATACTTGTCAACTGCACTCATCCAAAGAGGATGCTCACGCTTTTTGTGAAGAAAGACAGCACGATCCCACAAGTTAGTGACTTGTTCAGCATCAGTTTTGATGCGATCTGTCAACGCAGAATTGATGTCTTCGAGTTTCTTCTTAATAGAATCAACAGTCTGAGGAATATAAGACAGACCTTCACGTGACGCTTGGAAGTCCAATTCACCGATACCAAAGTGCATTTCAAGACCACACTCAAGCATGCTACGCAGAGAACCAAGTTGCTCTGGGTTGGGAACATCAACAGGGTATGCGATGTTACCCATAACAGCAACGCTACGGTTACGGTATGTGTCTTTGCGAACATGAACACCTTGAATCAAATTCTGAGTATCATACTCAATAAGTGGCAGGGTGAAGTTAGTCACACCAGTCACTTTAGGTTTGAGTTTGAAATAAAGATAAACGCTTGCAGCTTCGTCACGGAACTTTTGATAGTCGAAACGATCATTCACAGAGAACTTAATCTCTACGCCAGCAGGTTCATCAGTGTCTTCTGACATCATCAATGCGATAGACGGAACACCTTCACCGTTGATAAATGCAGAGTAGATACCTTTGCGACCATCCTTAATGGCAGTCACAGTGAAGTTATCAGTGTAGCTAAATGGTGACTTAGAGCCAAGACCCAGTGCACCAATGAATGCATTACTATCAGTCTTGGTAGACTCAAAGTAAGTTGTGTAGATATTAGTAACTTGTTCGTGGGTTAGACCAGTACCAAAGTCACGAATAGAAAAGTGTGGTTCAAGAGAGTTAGGAAGATGAACATCAAATTGCACATCAGCTTTACCTGCAGCAGTGTGTGAGTCAACTGCATTACAAGAAAGTTCACGGATGATGGCACGAATCTTGTTAGCGTACAAACCACTAGACAAGATGTTAAATGCCTTAGCTGAGTTACGAATACGGAACTCACCAATCTCGCCCACGTTGGACAAGATGGCTTCGTTTTGGGGAGCATTATTCAGAATCATTACAAAGTCACTTTCTCAATCACAATAGAAGAATTATTCCTCAAAACTCAATAAAAGACAACAACTATCTACAAATAACCCCACACTAGGTGGGGTTATTATTTTTACCTGTAAAATCAACAACTTACAGAAGTAACACTAAAGTATTACTTTCAGAAGGCTAGGTAGTTGTAGCCAGCTTCTTTCTTACGAGACAGGACACAGATGTGACCCTTTTCATTCTGGTAAGTGAAACGTCCTTCTTGTGCATCGACTTTGACGATGTGGTTTGGACCAAAGCTAGTGTTGATCCAGTCGTCGTCACCTTCTGGGTTAGGATCCCATTCGAAGTAGACTTGGCTGTTCAGAGGATTACCTTTCCACTCTTCACGCAGACCATCACCCTTAATCTGGACACCGTCAACGAACAGTTTGCACTCGAAGTGACCGTTGTTGTTGAACTCAGGTTTAGCGTTCAGCATCTTCAGTGCATCTTGTGGAGACTCATCGTAGCGATTCATTTCTTCGACTAGTGCCTTGAGCATGTCAAAGTTGAACTGCTCAAACAGTGCAGAAATCTCTACAATCTTTTCCACATAAGTCTGGTTTTTCAGATTGTCGTTACAGTATTCAGTGATAAAGTCTGCAGACAACCCTTTGAAGTCAAGCATGTAGTAGATGCGACCTGGACGGTTGCGCATGTGTTCGTTCACACGCCACTTATCATTACAAGTGATAACGAACAGTTTCTTAGAAGGAAAGACACCATCAAGCAAAGTTAGTGCAGCTTCTTGGTCTTCATTATTGTACACCTTCTCAAACTCATCAAAGAGAATGATAGTCGGTTGTTCGATATCTTGCAGAAACTTGTTGAATACGTCACCAGTCCAAGC